TTAACTTTCTCTTTTAGTTTATGTAAAGCAGGTGTGTTAGCAAGAAAGCTATCAATTAACTTCTTACCTTCTTTCTCACTACCTCCTACAATCTGACCAATCTTGGCAGGACCTGCACCGTAGAGAAACGCATAGATAAAAGTCTTAGCCTGATCTCTATTTGTTAGCCCAGCAGCCTTCATGTTAGCTGTGTGAATATCACCACTCAATATCTCATTGATGTAATCCTCATCACGCATGTAATGCGCTAATAGTCTAAGCTCGATTCCAGAAGCATCCACCCCACATAGTACATTACCGTCCTCTACTGTCCAACACTCACGACACTCCTTACCAAACGGATTACCTACCCTCGGAACCTGTGCAAGATTAGGACGGCTGTGCGTCATCCTTCCGGTAATAGCTCCGTTAGTAATCACGCGACAATGAACCCTGTCGTTCCTGTCAGCGTAATCAATCCACTTCTCCACCTGAGTAATTCTTTTCTGAAGAAGAAGATACTCAGAGATTAGTTTAGCCTCTGGTATGTCTATGTTAGACAGAACCTTCTCATCGACAATGACAGAACCTTTTTCAGTGTGCTTGGTAGGTTTCCAACCCAGAGCCATGAGACGTTCTGCTATCTGTTTACGACTACCTGCATTAAAGACTTCTATCTTGTCCTTCAGTCTTTTACCTGTCTTCTCGCTAACACGCTCAGTTACAATAGGTCTGAAAACTGTTTGTAATTCTTCCTCAATTTCTGCCAGTCTTTTCCTCCAGTCAACCAAAAGGAAGACTGCTTTCTTGACATCAAGTTTGAATCCATTATCTTCCTGCTGCTTAATGATAACACTGACTTGATGTTCGAGATCAGATGACTCGCCCCAATCGAGTAGATCTCTACTAAGATTCTTAAATAATGCAGCGGTGACCTCAACATCTTGGATGCAGTATTCAACCATCTCATCACATAGACCTCCATCGAAAGCAGTGAAGTCTCCTTTGTGCAACCCTAGCCGTAGTCCCCATGATCTTAGCGAGTGTCCTGACTCGATTACTGGATTTATTAGCCGAGACATTATCAACGTATCTTGCAACTGGGCTGAGTCTATCTTCAAATTCCAGTGCTTCCTTAAAACTGGTGCATCGAAACCTACGATGTTGTGACCAATCAAGATATCGTTTGGTCTTAGATACTCTTGTAACTCGCTTGCTTGCGTCCATACTTTAACCTCCTCTTTATTTGTTAAGTCTTTGGTGACAGCACACCAGATCTGACTGATGGTTCTGTCGGTTTCTACATCAATAATTATGTTTCTCAAAAGTCCTCCAAGTCTGGTTCACCATCAACAGATTTGTACTCCTCAATGTAAATACCTCGATACTCATCTGGGTCATCACAACAATCATAGTATCGTTCTTTACAATAAGGCAAAAAGCCTTTAGCTACGATCTTATTGTAGTGTTCTCCGCAGCCTCCGTAAACATTAGCCCAAACTAAATATTTTTTTCTCATAAGGCGTTCTCATCCTCTTCATCAAGACGTTGACACATCCTACCATACTTTAGATCGTACAGTAATCGACCAGCAGGACCAACCTGACCAGAGTGCCTATTCTTTAAGACCCTGACCTGTGTAGTATTGCGCTCAGTAAGGTCAGGATGCTGGCTAGAACGCTCTAAGCCGATAACAATGTCCGACAACTGTGCTATCGAGCCAGAGCCTCTAAGAGCTGATACAGAGACCTGTGCTCCATCCTCAAAGCCCTTACCCTCTGGACGTTTCAAGTGAGACACCAAGAAAAGAGTGATTCCTGTCTCCTGAACAAGCATTCGGAGTTTAGTCATAATCTCGTCAATTGCTTTGCGTTCGTCGCTCGCTTCCTGCGATGAAACACATATTGAGATGTGATCGAGGTAGAGGTACTTACAATTCAAGGCACGAGCAAAGTAACGACAATTATCCACAATCGTGTCGATTGAATTAGATCCGAAGTGGTCATAGAAATAGAACCTGTCATCCTTCAGTAAGGCATTATAAGCATCTGCTAATTCTTCATCAGAGACCTCAGTGTCTGGTAGATGTATTGGTTTGTTTAAGTGTAAAGACATCAGTGATCTTGCTGTTCTTGCTTTGTCTTCTTCAAGAAACATGATTCCGAAGTTGTCATCAGTCTGGTTAAAGATGCTGTAAGCAAGCTCTCTAATAAATTGAGACTTACCAAGTCCTGAGCCAGCAGTCACAGTCACAAGCTCTGCTTCCCTGATACCCATCGTCATCTCGTCTAATGCTTGGAAGGGATATCGAACAAGAGACTTTGTTGGTCTTTTGAGAACCTCTTCTCGCAACGATGAAGAGCTTACGATACCTTCAGGGACATGACGTTCTGCTCTCCACCAAGTCTCCATGAAGAGCTTGTCATCACCTCTGGACAGATAGTCACAGGCATCTTTGTAATCCGCTTGAGGCTTAAACACTTTAATTTTAGATCCAAGAACTTTGGTAATAGCCTCGACAGCAGCCTTACCTTGCTCATCGTTATCCATAAACACTACGACATTATCAAAGCTATCGAGCCACTTATAATACTTACGAACATCTGCTGAGGCACTGGCTGCACCGTTCCTGATCGACACCACTGGAAATTTAGATCCGAGCATCTGAAATGCTGCACTACAATCATGCTCACCCTCTACCAAGCTTACATACTTACCACCCTTAGCAAAGTGACTCATTCCGAACAACTGAGCATTAGACCAGTCACCCGTAGTGCTGAACTTTTTCTCAGTGATTCCGCGTTTTTTGTAAGCAACAATTTTACCGTCACTATCGGTGTACGGAAACCAGTAGTTTTGTCCATCTGATTTCACACCAAAAAACTCCATTGTGGCTCTCGATATACCACGCTCTGGAACTGATTTAAATATCGAATCTTCAGATGGATGAGTTAAAGTCTTAACATCTTTCCAAGCTGATGCGCTATTAGAAACTACTGTCATATTTCTCCTTTTATGTTCACCTAAGTTTTTGTCATTGACATGGACAACCTCACAGACATAACACTTTGTTCCCCAGTCGTAGACAGCTAAAGCATCCGACGATCCACAATCTGGACAAGGTTGATGTGCTTTTAATTGAATTCCCATAACAAACCCTTTTTTATGTGCTAAAATTTACTACTTAGTTTAAGTTAATACTAATTATAATAATAATAACTAATACTAATTAACACTACTTAGAGTGCTTTCTGATCTCTCTTGAATCATCTGATTCATTGTCAATAAGACAAATTGAGGTGAGTAATCATCCAGCAGCTCTAAAAACTCAGAAACCACTCCATAAAAATGTGCCTCTTCCTGACTGTCTGCAAACTGCTGTCCGTCATCATGTCCATCTTCATCGTAAAATTCATCATCCATTTTTTTCTCCTAAAGATCGTAAAATATTTCTGTAACACCTAAACGATTGTAATCGTGTTCATCTAACTGGTCAAACTCTAAATCATTTTTCTCATCACTTGAGTGCATCAAATCTCTCCTGTCGAACGTGAAAAAGTCACCTGACGATTCAAAACAATGATTACACAACTCTATGTAATCTTTAGTTTCTCCTGATTTTCGAGTTGCTTCAAAATCAGTCAATAAAACATCACACGATTTACAACGCACGTTTAGTCTCCTTTTTTAGAGCTGACCTGACCTGAGCATACAACTTCATCGGTCATTCTTTTTACCTCACCAGTGTCTTCAGCAAACAAAACAGTGGTTCTTTTGATTCTTTTCTCAGTGCCGTCATAGAACTGGTCAGCATCTTTTCTACCAGCGTAATACTGAGCCACCAGCTCTTCCTGAGACTGTACCAGCTTGTAGACCTTACCTTCCAAGACATATCTTGGTCTTTTTGCTAAGTTAAAAAAAGCATCTTCTTGACCGCATTGGAATGGTGTTTTATTTTTCATTCGTAATTCTCCTCATTGTAGTGTTCGTTATCATCAAAAAAATAGTTGGTTTTTTGACCGTATTCCCAACCTTTATCATATTCTATACGTTCTTGCTCATTCCAGCAAGCCCTATCTCGATCATATCTCCGATAGTGACAATCACACTTGCCTTGCTCATACGGTGTCTTAAACTTCATGACAACGCTCCTAGCCACATCCAAACCATGATGCCTACGTTAATCGCGGCTAATAGACATAAAAACATAATCATTCCACCATTGTTCATGCGATCTCCTCATCGTTAATTGTAGTGGTCCTACGAACCATCGTGTAGACCGTAGAGTCCAAAACATCTTTGTAGCTATTTGCTTCTTTAAGATCCTCAAAGAACATCACAGCTTCGTGATGTCCTTCGGAGGTGTTTGCAATGATGACGTATTCTACGTCTTTGTACTGAGAGTTCAAGACATCTCCTCCTCAATAAATTTTTCATACTGTTCTTCAGACTGATACTTGACACCTGCGCTAGAGATGTACTTACCTGCTCTCTCCCATTTAGCAAACTCTACTGCTTCTTCTTTGGCTTGCTTTGGTTCAAAACCTCTAGAGATGACATACCAGTCACCACGCTCTCTCGGATATTTCTTACCATCCAAAGTAACTTGAAAGTAGTAACCATCCCAGCTTGTTTCTGATTTAACTTTAGTCATTTATTTCTCCTTAATTAATTAAACTACCCTAACTACAACTCTATTTTATTCTTGCTTTTATTTTGAGTCAAGCTTTTTTTTTTTTACATTAAAAAGGGAGCCGAAGCTCCCTGATGTTTATTACTGGCTTTATGACCAGACAGCTATTAATTTAAGAGATATGTTGTTGTTCGGTGTTGAGACGATCTTAAAAGTTTTGCCATGAAATTTGATCTCATCGCCATGCTCTTGCATGAATGCAATCTGCTGTGGACGTTCATGGCTAGTAAGCATACTTGATTTTAGGTTTGCCCAGTGAAGAGCCTGACCACGTTCTTTTGCTATTTTAATTGCCGAGACTGGGCATTCGCAGTTATCCATTGCGTATCGAGCAACACTACCTAAAGTGTAAAGACGATGTAGAGTTCCATGATTTCTTGACTCATACGCGATTGCAATGACATCTTTGTCTTTGTACTTATTAGCAGCCTCATAAATTTTGTAAGCTTTGCATTCGTATTTTACTGTAAGTCTTGTCATTTTATTTCTCCTTGTTTATTAATTAATATTCCCTTACCACACCTCTATGTTAATTGTACTTTTATTTTGAGTCAAGCTTTTTCGTACCAAATAAACAAATTATTTTGATATATTACTTATTCCTTTAAAGCATAAATAAATCAACAGATTATGTAGACTCCCTAGTTATTTTTTAGTGACCGATAATTGCGTTAATGTCAAGCCCTGTTGTGTAGATTTGTGGAGTCTTGTGTAGTCCTGTGAGGCTACTTCGCAAACACATCCTCCTCCCAGATAAATAACCCCCTGTGGATAAAAATGTATAACCTGTGGATAGATTGTGGATAACTTTCTAGACTATGTAAATGCGAATCATTATCATTTACAAATCTAAATAGGAATCATTCTCATTTAGCAAACTGTGGATAACTTTGTATAACTTGTGGATAACTTTGATGGGGGGATAGGTTGTCTCTCTGAGTGTAATATAATTAACACCCTAACAGACACAAAAAAAGTGGAAATGAAAAGAGGATTGACCGCTAAGGGACGTTAACGGACGTTAAGAACTGATAAGCTCATTTAGAACTAAGGAGAATATGTCCCCTACAAAAAAAAGCATACAAGAATAAGTAAAATATGCTAGGATACCTTCTTTATGTAGCCTAAGAGGAATTATGAATAATGATTACCATCATTAAACCTCTAAACCTACATAGATATCTAAGTAGAGGATAAACATTTGTCTGATAAAGATAATGTCCCTAAAAAAAGGGGTCGCGGTAGACCGAGAAAGACTGAGGTTGAAGCTAAAAAGAAAAGGAACAGGGTTGGCAGACCTGCTGGAGAAGCGTCCAGAATAAAAGAGTTTCACGCTAGGCTGTTAGCTACGAGTGGTGAGACTGTTATTAATACTATCATCACCAAAGCTCTTGACAATGATGACAAAGATCAGGTGGCTTGTTTAAAGATGTGTATTGATCGAGTGTTGCCAATGTCTTACTTTGACAAGGGTAAAGACGCAGGTAGAGGTAGTGTCAACATTCAGATATCAATGGTAGGTGATAAGCAAGCAGAAGTTATAGAGGAACCACAAGATATTGAGTACGAGACTGTAGATGTCAGACCTGAAGATTAAGCTACTACCATGGCAGCAAGAGGTCTGGACTGATGAGTCTAGGTTTAAGGTCATAGCTGCTGGTCGTAGGACTGGTAAGAGTAGACTGGCTGCGTGGAGACTGATAGTGTCTGCGTTAGAGGCTGATAAGGGTCATGTCTGGTACATAGCCCCTACTCAGCAACAGGCTAGAGACATCATGTGGCAACAACTGCTGGAGCTGGGAAACCCAGTGATAGCGAGCAGTCACGTTAATAATATGCAGTTAACACTGATTAACGGTTCGGTCATATCGTTAAAAGGTGCTGATAGACCTGAGACGATGCGAGGTGTAGCTTTAAAGTTTGTTGTACTCGACGAGTATGCAGATATTAAACCTACAGTGTTTGAGCAGATTCTTAGACCAGCGTTAGCTGACTTGAAGGGTCAGTGTGTGTTTATAGGTACACCGAAGGGACGTAATCACTTCTACGATCTCTACAAGCTGGGTAAGAAAGACGTTAAGGACTGGAAGTCATGGCACTTTACTAGCTTTGATAACCCACTGTTAGATAAGGAAGAGATTGAAATAGCTAAAGAAACAATGTCTACGTTTGCATTTAGGCAGGAGTTCATGGCTAACTTTGAAGCACCACAGTCAGACATATTTAAAGAAGACTGGGTGATAGTAAAGGATAAAGACGATGAGCCAGAGAATGGTACTTATTACATGGCTGTTGACTTAGCAGGTTTTGAGAACGTATCGAAGCAAGCCAGTAACAAGAAGAAGTATTTAGACCAGACATCTATAGCTATTGTCAAGGTAGGAGACGATAACAAATGGTGGGTTGATAAGGTTGATGCAGGAAGGTGGGACATTAAAGAAGTATGCGAGAGAATCCTAAAGCACACCCAGTTATACGGTGTGCAAGTTATTGGAATAGAAAAAGGTTCTCTAATGAGGGCTGTCATGCCTTACTTAACAGAGATGATGTTAAAACAAAACATCTACCCAAGAATAGAAGAGATAGCGATAGGAAACAGAAGCAAGGTAGACAGAGTTGTTGGTGCTTTGCAGGGCAGGTTTGAGCATAAGCAGGTAGAGCTTTGTGATGGTGACTGGGTTAAAGAGTTTAAAGATGAGCTGCTTAACTTTCCTACCACTGGTGTGCATGATGACATGGTTGACTCAGTAAGTTTAATTGCTCAGATAGCTAACGCAGTGATGTACTTTGAAGATTTAGACGATGAATATGAACCCTTAGATTGGATATCAGGATACTAATATGGCTAGAGACGTATTTGAACAAGCAATGGAGATGTATCCTGCTCTAAGAGGTTTAGGAATTGAGTACAAAATATCCCCCAATCCTGAAGAAAGAAGAATGTTAGAGTTTTATCCTCCAAATGAAAGAGGTGCGCCAGATAAACCAAGACCTAAAGAATTACCTATCAATAAACTTGGTGTAGAGATTTATAATGAAGATGTAAGACCTCTTGATGTATTGGGAGATGTGACAAGCCATTGGCTTATTTATAATGATCCTGAATATAAAAAGTACTACGATGACTTTGTTGAGTCAATGACTCCAGAACAAAAAGAAAGATTAAAGGGACAGTACGGACATTATGTTTCTAAAGAAGGTGAAAAACGCCCTTATGAGCAATGGGAACAAATGACAGGTCTACCAGCTTATTTTAGAGGTTATCCATTTAAGCAATGGTCTGATGAATTTAATCAAGTTGCTTATACTCCAGAACAACGAGAAATGTTTGATCGTATGATGAACCAGTTGTCTAATACTATACCTACATCTAGACCTACAATCATTAAATAGGAAATAATATGGCT